CAATTCCAATAGAACGTATGTCTATATCATCAGCAGGTGTTGTAGACATAACAGGTTCACTTCTAGTAACAGGATCTGCATATATAGGTACATCAGTACAATCAGGAACTGCACCAATTGAAGGAATTAGACCAACTGTTATAATAGGAGAAGATACTGGAGGAGTTTTAGATATAAGAAGTTCTAGTGGTTCTGTAAACATAGGACAAAAGTTAGGTACCATTCAATTTACAGGAAAAGATGATGCTTCTAATGGGTATACTATGGCTAAAATAGAGGCTATAACTGATATCTCTCCATCTACTGGAACTACTGGTGCTAGTACTTTGAAATTTTATACAAGTTATTATGGTAGCCCAATTGAACGTATGGCTATATCATCCTCAGGGCTTATAAGTATAGCAGGCGATCTAAATATGTCAACGACTGACGCTACTTTAAATCTTACTTCTACAATTGCAGGTTCATCAACTATAAATCTTACATCAAATTCTACAGGTGGAGGAGATGCCGTTATCAATACTACAACTGATCTTGGAGCTTCTGGGGATTTAGTACTTAAAACAGCTAATACTGAAAGAATTAGAATTAAAGGAAGTACTGCAGCAGTTACTATTGATAATATATTAACACTAGTTCCAACAAGTTCATTACCAACAGGACAACCAACAGGATCCTTTATAGTATCAGGTTCAGGTGCAGATTGTAAACCATATTTTTATAATGGGACAACATGGACAGCATTATTCTAAAATTAAATAAAAAACAATAAAAATAACGTTATGATTAAACCAACAAAGTTACAAGAAACAGAATTACAAGAAATTAAAGATTTTCAATCTAAATCTGAAAATTTAATTGCTCAATTAGGTCAATTAGGGTTTAAAAAATTGCAACTTGAAAAAGATGAACAATTTTTAAAACAACAATACGACAAAATTATATCTGCTGAGGTTGAATTAAGTAAAAAACTTAAAGAAACTTATGGGGATGTTTCAATTAATCTACAAACAGGTGAAATAACATATCCCTAAAATATAGGTTTTGAGCCTTCTTGTAATATTTATTATCAAATGATTAACATTAAAAACAAAATAAAACAAAATGGCTGAAACTTTATTATCTCCAGGTGTTCTAACCAGAGAAAATGACCAATCCCAAATTACACAAGGCCCTATTACTGCGGGAGCAGCTATTATAGGACCAGCGGTATCTGGTCCTGTTAGAATTCCAACTTTAGTTACTTCTTATAGTGACTATTTAAATAAATTCGGTGGTTCTTTCATTAGTGGAGGAGCTTCTTATGAGTATTTAACCTCAATCTCTGCTTATAATTATTTCCAACAAGGTGGAACTACTTTATTAGTAACTAGAGCTGTAAGTGGTGCCTTTGCTCCTGCAACTTCTAGTGTAACAAATAATATAGCTTTAGTAGCAGGTACTGTAGCTTCTGCTTCATTTACGGTTGTAAATGCTAGTACAGCTTCATGGAATCAAATTCAAATTAATGCTTCAACTGCTGTAGGTAATGTTAGTTATGTAATTTATAACTATCCTTATGCTGTAACTAGTTCATTTTTTGATGGTCCTAACTATATTTACTTAGGTGTAGGTAATGGAAATACTAACCCATTTGATGGTCTAAACGCAGTACCTTCAATTGCTGCATGGGCTGGATATGTAGTAGATGCAATTAATAATGGAACAAGTGGATTATCAAGTTATTTCTCAGCTTCATTTTCTGGAGGAAAATTAACTTTCTTTACTGATGCTACAGGTACTTCACAAAATGCTTTTTCACTTACTAGTAGCTTTGGTGTAGGAACACCAGTAAATCAAATTTTCCAAGGAGGAGTTGATGGTTCACCAAATACTGCATTTGTATTAGAAACCTTATCTCAAGGTGCTATTAATAACAGTTATAGTACTCAAGGAACAAATAATATATTACCTTCAGGTTCAGTAAATAATCTTAGAATTGAAGTTGTAAACTCTAACACAGGAAGTGGTGTTTTTGATTTACTAATTAGAAGAGGTGATGATAATATTAATTCTAAAGTAGTATTAGAACAATGGTTAGGTTTATCTTTAGATCCAAACTCTCTAAACTATATTGAAGCAGTAATTGGTAATCAATCTATTTCTACTGATAATGGGTATACTCAAATTACAGGAGATTATACTAACAAATCTAAATATATAAGAGTAAAATCAATATCTTACACAACTCCTAATTATTTAGATGGAAATGGTAATCCAAAACCACAATATACATCATCTTTACCAACAGCTCAAAGTGGATCATTTGGTGGTGCTTTAGGAACAAATTGTGGAGTTTATGGTTTATCAAATTCTAATTATACTTCATCAATCTCTTTATTAAATAATGTTGATGAATTTAAATTTAATATAATCACAACCCCAGGTATTTATGCTACAGCAGGAAATGCAGTTATTACTTCATTAACTAATTTAGCAGTCAATAGAGGTGATTGTATCGCAATTGTTGATATGTCTGATCTTGGAGATAATGTTGCTACTGTAGTTAATAATGCTACTGCAGTTGATAGTTCATATGCTGCAACTTATTATCCATGGGTTCAAATTAGTGCTCCAAATACAGGAAAATTAACATGGGTTCCACCATCAACTATTATTCCAAGTGTTTACGCTTATAATGATAGAGTAGGTGCTCCATGGTTCGCTCCTGCAGGATTTACAAGAGGTGGATTAAGTGTAATTCAAGCTGAAAGAAAATTAGCTCCATCTGATAGAGATACATTATACGCTGGTAGAGTTAATTCATTAGCTACATTCCCTGGTCAAGGTGTTGTTGCTTACGGACAAAAAACATTACAAAGAAAAGCATCAGCCTTAGACAGAATCAATGTTAGAAGACTATTGATTGAATTAAAATCATATATTGGTCAGATTGCTAACGGATTAGTGTTCGAACAAAACACAGCAGTTACAAGAAATAGATTCTTAAGCCAAGCAAACCCATATCTTGAATCAGTTCAACAAAGACAAGGTTTATACTCTTATAAAGTAGTAATGGATGAATCAAATAACACTGCTGATGTGATTGATAGAAATCAATTGTTAGGTCAAATTTTCCTTCAACCAACTAAAACTGCTGAGTTTATTATATTAGACTTTAATATTACACCAACAGGTGCTACTTTCGCATAAAAATGATTAGGAATTGAAGCCCTAAATAAAAGGGCTTCTTTCCCTAATATTTATTATAAACAGATAATAATAAAATAATACACAAAATATAACATGGCAGTATTAAACCCAAACGAAATAATGTTCACTGCATTTGAACCTAAGGTATCAAATAGATTCATATTGTACATACAAGGTATCCCAGCTTATATGATCAAGAAAGCTTCTGCTCCTGGATTCGATGCAGGTGAAATCACACTAGACCACATCAACGTTTACCGTAAAATTAAAGGTAAAGTAAGATGGAATGATATGACCTTATCTTTATACGATCCAATCGCTCCAGCAGGATCTCAAGCAGTAATGGAATGGATGCGTTTATCTCACGAATCTGTAACAGGTAGAGATGGATACTCAGATTTCTATAAAAAAGATTTAACAATGAATATCCTAGGTCCTGTAGGTGATGTAGTTGGTGAATGGATCATTAAAGGTGCATTTATTAAAACAGCAACATTCGGAGACTATGATTGGGCTCAAGGTGAATCTGCAGCTGAAATCTCAATGACAATTGCAATGGATTATTGTATCTTAAACTTCTAAGCCACACAAATAAATTATTTTCTAAAATTAACCCACCATTTTGGTGGGTTTCTTTGTCTACCACAATATTTTTTCGTATATTTAAGTATTATTAACATAAAAATAAATAAATTATGAAATCAATTGAAAGTTTTATTGAAAAAAATTATGCTGAATTTTCTAAATTAGAAGATAGTGAAGTATGTGAATTAGAATTAAATGATGAGGATTTAAATGATGAAATCATTGATTATTTAAAACAAAATTACAGATTTGATTATAA